TGCACCCAACGATTCAAAGCGCCCTGAAGGAACGCGGCCATGTCAGCGCTGTTGCCTGTGAACAGGTCACCGGCCTTGTAGCGTACCGTGGACTGTATGGCGGCATCCGGGAACGGATCCGCAGTCAACGGCGCATAGGCTCCATTGACCTGCGTGGCGCGTGTGCGCTCATACCATTCCGCAGCAGCCGAAGCCGCGATGTTCCCATACTTGCGAACCAGCGCTGGTATTTCATCCAAAAGTAGGTCACGCTGCCATGTCGGATCCATTCCCTGTATTGTTTGCCACAGTGACTGCATTTCGCGCTGCGCCAGCCGCACCGCCTGCTTCTGCGCCGCCGACAACTGGTTGACCTGTGCTCTGGTTGTCATTGGATGCCCCGATCAGTTTGTCCAACGTGGATGATGCTTCAGCCTGACGAACACGATTGAGTATCGTCGTAACATCCTGCTGGTCGAAACCGGCATACCGCCAACCGACCTCGGTCTGCGCGAACTCCTGTGACACGGAAGCGATCTTGCTGAAAGAGTCGGCGCGCGCAGCGTCGGACACTTCGCGCGTAGGTGCCCAGACTGGTCGGATTGCGCTCAGCCCGTCAGGAGTGGATTTCAGGTTGTCCCTGAGTCTTACGCCCATAATGACTGCTTCCTTCAAAGCCCTGCCGAACCGTTTGTTCTGCCTGTCCGCCTCACGACTCAGCTTGCGCTCGGCGGCGGCCATAGCCTCGGCAGAAGCGGGATTATCCATCGTCACACCAAGATCGCTCACCGGAATATTCGTCTCCGACGCGACCATGAGCGCAATCGTCTTGAGCATGTCCGAATGCGGCTGCATCGAAGCCTGCGTCACCTGATGCAATGTCGGCGTACCACCGTCCTCGTCCTTGCTGATCGCATTGATCGCACTGATAAGACTCGACCATGTATCCGCGCTGAACGCATCCTCACTCGCCCCGAGGAACCAGAGCTTCGGCACCGCATAAAACTCGGCTGAAGCCTCCATGCGCACAATCGTGCGGAAACCGATATCGGTCAACGCCATCAGCGGACGACTCACGCGGCTGCGCCCAAACGGACGGTTCAACTGCGCGTCATAGCTCAACGCGACCACTGGCGGACGGCCAAGCGGATTATAGTATGCGTCAGCCTGCCACGGAAGAGTATGCCCATCGCACACATACACCTTGTCGTCAAGCCACACATTGAACGCCGTAATACTGCCATAACGGTCATCATCCGTGATCGTCAACGCGGCTTTGATACGCTGCTGCTGACGATCCCATATCGCAGCAGACCAGTCAGCCGAACGTGGCATCAGAAACACACGACCATCATCACCGGTCGTCACGGTAAGGAAAGAGCATGAATGCGTGTACGCGCTCGAAACCAAACCAGGAACCACAGTGTCAAGAGCATTGTCCTCAACAATGCGCGCCACATCAAACGAATCCGTCTCGCCCGAAGTCGAAAAACCCTCGAACACACTCAAATCAGCAAGAGAGCGCACCGCCTTTGCAGGCCATCCGATCATCGCCTCCGACTTAGCCTTAATGGAATCGGGTATCGATATTCCAAAGTCCTTCAACGACTCGTGCGCGTCAACATATTTGGAACGAATCAAATTACGTGGATATTTATCCGACCAAACGGCCAAAAGCTGTTGAACCGTCACCATATCCGAATCAGGAATTCCTTTGATATGCGGAATATTCACAGACCCGACATTAAGAAACGTGGAACCATTCGCAGAGAACGGTGAACTCATGAAATCCATCAGACCATCACCTTCTGCTTTCTTCCCGGGTGCCGTTTGCTCGTGAATGCGCCGTGCAGTGCGAGCGTGCACGCGACCAATGGGGATATGTCCACGTCACTGCCCTTCTTGTTCCAACCGAACGCACCACTATTACCAATAGGACGAGTCGTGGCACCCTCTACCGCCAAGCTCAACGGCTTCTGCACATCATCCGGCAGATGGTGAAGCTTCCCCTGCGCGATCATGTCCTGGAATCGGCCGCACGCCTGCCCCATGTCAGAAGCGTTCGTCATCGTCACTCTCACATGCCTCGCCTTCAACTCAGGGATAAGCACCATCGCCGGAGACTGCCCGTCAACCACAACCGCAGCCGACTTCGGCCACCTTTCAGCAAGCCAATCCACAGCCCAAGCCATCCCCTGGCTGCGAGGATCCTCGAAACGAGCCAGCTCGATATGCGCGGAACCATCCTTGTACCTCACGCACGCTCCAATAGCCAACGACGAACGATCGGGGGCCATATCCACCGCGTACGAAGGGATCCCTCCGTCAGCCCGCTCTTCTACGGAGCCTGCAGTCCACAATTCAGGTTTAATCGCAGAAGACAGCACATTCTCATCCCAGATTCCCAGACCCTCACGGCGGAACGAGTCATCCCCTAACAGCTTCTTCAACCGGAGCATTGACGATTCGCTAGTGCGGTGAGGATACGATGGGTTGGCCTTGCGCCACTGCTTGCGGTCATCAATGTCAGCTTTCCGGTCGGCGCTAAACTCAACAAACAGCATGTCTTCGGCACCCTTGAGCGCATCGGCCCGCCTACTGGTGAACACCTCACTCGGATCGCTTGGCTTCGGCGGCGTACCCATCATCAGAATCAGCGGGTTAGCTGCCGTGTTCGTCGCCGGCACCATGTCATCCAATGCCTTCTCGGTCAGGATCTGCCCTTCATCGAACACCTCGATATCCACATCATCGAAGCCACGCCCGAAACCGGATTCGCGTGCTCCGAACAGAATGCGCGACCCATTGACGAACTCGATCTCCTGCTGACCATTGGCCTGTCGGACAACACGAACATACTTCGCCAAAGCCTTGCGCCTCGCAAGCCCCTGCATGCTTTTGAACGTCTCGTCAGAGGTCCTCGTACGGTGCGCCGTCCAGAGCACCTTCAACCCCGGGAACAACGTGCAGAGCATGAAGATCATCGTGCCGATAGTGAAGGTCTTCCCCACCTGCCTGCAGATTGAGATCATCACACCACCGATACCAGCCGCATACTGCCCATCAGCACGCTTACCGAGAATGCAAGTCCCAAGACCGTTCTGCCATTCGTCATATTCGATGCCACACGACGCAGCACGTTCGCGGACCGCAGGCCAGCCAGTCGATACGATGCCCTTTGGCAGAATCAGGTGGCGAGCCAGATCAGACAGCTTCCGCTTTGAACTCGCCATCAGCAGTACCCCCAGCGTCACGTTCTGACTCTTCGCTCTCGCGATCCTCAATCTCGTTGATTTCCTTCGCGACATCCGAAAGCCGTTTCGTCAATGCCGCCAAATCCCGTGGTGATGTGCCCTCGTTGAACACCGCGGTCTCAAGACGAGATTTCATACGCTTCAGCAATTCAAGATAGGAGTCCTCACGCTCCCGGACATCATCGTCCACGAGATACCCCCTACCGGATTGTGAAAGCCTCCCCTGTCATACGAATGAAACGGGCACGACTGTAGAACTCGACACCGGGCCGCCTGAAACTCGGATCATCCGAAAGCACGAACACATGCAACCCCTCACCCGAACAGGAACGCTCCACGAACAGCTGATCCGGAATCGAATCGATCAACCCAGACACCGCAACATCGAGCAGCCCATCATGCAGGCAATGGTCGAAATCCCAGCAGGCGAATCCCCCGCCAAGCATGAACCCGAACCCATCGCCCTCGCCAGACCGTACATGTTCGAACGCGCCCCAGGTCCGAGAATCCGTGGAACTGGCAGGCATGCCATCACATTGGATCGGACGTTTGCCTACCGCTCTCACCCAGCGCCTTTCACCACGCATCACCTTGGGAATGGCGGGGTTCAATCGACACCTATAGGCCTTCTGCCTGCATGCGCCAGAACAGTACTTCGGCGCGATCGCACGCGAAGCAGGAGGAAGAACCCCACCACAAACCAAGCAGACAGACATACCGCAATTATATCAAACGTTACGGCAAACACCAACGATAACAACGTTTTCTGAATAGTCTAAGAAAGCGGAGCTCGCAACAAAGCGCACGAGCCACCAAGCCAACATTTCGCCGAGAGAACCCGCCATCTAGCCATCAGCATGCCGTCAAAGCCCTTATTGACACCCCTGGCAGCTTGTGGAAAAAAATGTGGGGAGATTTTGGCACTTTCACCTGTGGGGAGCCTCGAAAGGCCGGGGGGGTGCATACCCCCTACCAGTCTGATGTTTGGAATGGGATTGATGTTGGTTTGATGTTTTTCCCTTTGAGTGCCTGTTGTGCCCATGTTGTTGTCTTGTTGCTTTTGAGTTGGTTGCAGCGTCGATGCGTGAGCTGTACGTTGGCGAAGTCGAATGGTGATCCGCCTTTGCTGACGGGTATTATTTCGTCTACTTCGGCGCTCCATGGGTTTGGCGTTCGCAGTGTCTTGTCTACGGGTTTGCCGCATATTGCGCATGTGTCGTAGGCTGCTATGACTCGTGCTCGTATTGCTCTGCGTCTTGCTCCGTTGGTGTTGCGTGGGTTTGTGCGCTTCATGGGTTGATTGTGGTGTGGCTGTTGGCTGGGACGGTGATGATGCCGAAGGGTTTGATGGTGAGTTCCACTTCGATTTGTTCGAGTGGTTTTTCCCCGTTCACGGTTTGGATTGGTGGGTCGTACTTGTAGGTGCTGATCCTGGTGAGGGGGCCTTGTATGGATGCCCCCTCTGGGGTGTCTATTCGTATGACCTTACCCAGGTGGGTGCCGTTGAGTTGTTTTGCGGTGAGGGGTATTGCTGGGAGGTATTTCATTCCGGTGTCGCTCATTGGTTTACCTCAGGTGCGTTCTGGCTGATGGATGCCCAGTGTCCTGCTGGGTATGCGCATAGTGTGCTGAAATGTTTACCCCACACTGTGAGTGTTCCTGTTTTCTTGTCGATGCGATAGCCGCGTGCCGCGGGTAGCTGCAGGGTCTTACCGTCTGTGAATGTGACCGTGTACATGGCGTTCCCTTCCCTTGGATGCGTTGTATGGTATTCGCGATGTTCTTGACGATTGGAGCCAGAGTGCTGATTGCTTGAGCGACCATGTGCCCGACAGCGTTGAAGCACTGTCGTACTTGTTTCACGCATTGCCTTACCTGGCATGCGATACGGAGTTGATGCTCAAGGCTTGGCTCCCATATGACCATCTCGGTGCTCATTGCAATTCCTTTGGTATTGGTATGCGCGTGAATTGGGTGCAGACGTTGTCTCGCTGCGTGTTGAGTGCTAGCTTCCCGTCTGATCCGTATTGGATGATGTGCCCGTAGAGGTTGTGTCCGTCTGTATAGATGGGGTCGTCATGAGTGAAGTAAACCATTGGCTGGTAAGAGTTGCAGATGCGGAGCACCTGGCCGACGTCGGTGGCGTCCTCTGTGTCGATTTGGCGCATGGCTGTCAATGT